GGCTCTATCGGAGCCGCGAACCTGGTCGATGTCGGCAAGTATGCGCCTGTGATCGGAGATGAGACAACCGCTACAGCACTCAAGGCATCTTCGTTCTATTTGGAGATGTACCCAAAGGCTGTGCATGTTTGGTGGGGCGCAAACTATTACACCGACGGGCTAACGCCTTCCTCCTGTTGGCTGGTCTGGGACAAGGAAACGACGGGCAACTTTGCCGACTGTGAACTGGCCTGGACGAATCAGGACAAGGCGGCAAAGCTCTTTCGCCATCAGTGGAACGGGATGTTGCGGGACAGTGAGCGTGAGCGGCGTTGGCATCCTACCCAGAAGCCCGCAGCGTTGGCGGCTTGGGTCTTTGATGAGTTTACGGATTCCGGCGCTATTATCCTTGACCCGTTTGCGGGAGCGGGCTGGTCAATCCTGGGCGGCGAAACAGCCGGGCGCAAAGTGAGGGCGATCGAGATGAGCGAGGAATACATTGCCATCATCCTGCAACGCTATTTTGATGCCACGCAGCGCACGCCTGAGCTTATACAGGATGCGGTGACGACATGAACATTTTCAGGTTTATCGCGATTGACTAATGGCTAAACAAAAGTACACCGTAGAGCATGTAATTTCTGCTCTCAGAGAAACAAAGGGCATGGTTTATCTAGCCGCTGACCGCATCGGCTGCCATGCCGATACCATCCTCAACTATGCCAAGCGTTACAAGTCGGTGCAGGATGAAATCGATTCGCAGCGTGAAAAAGTCGTTGACATTGCCGAGCTAAAACTCTACCAGGCCATCATGGACGGCAACGAGGGCATGGTCAAGTATCTCTTAAGTACACGCGGCAAGAAGCGCGGCTATACGACGGGCACGGAAATCAGCGGGCCGGATGGCGGGCCGTTCACGGCGAAGGTAGAACATGCAATCAACAGTGAAACCGCAGCAACCATCTTTGACATCCTTGCGGCGGCAGGTGCGCTTACAGCCGTCGCTGATGATGCCGAGGATGACGGCGTACATTCCACATAAGCCGACGCCGAAGCAATCGGCTTTTTTGCTGCTACCGCATCTGGAAGCCTTTTACGGCGGTGAACCGGGTGGCGGCAAGAGCGACGCCCTGCTGATGGGCGCATTGCAATATGTGGACGTGCCGAGCTACGCGGCGATCCTCTTTCGGCGCACCTACGCTGACCTCGCCTTGCCCGGCGCTTTGATGGACAGGTCTAGGGAGTGGCTGATGGGCACAGATGCGCGTTGGAATGAGCAGCGCAAGACGTGGACATTTCCAAGCGGCGCTACCGTCACCTTTGGCTATCTGGAGAGCGAGAATGATAAGTACAGGTATCAGGGCGCCGAGTTCCAGTTTTGCGCCTTTGATGAAGTTTCGCAGTTTACCGAAACGCAGTACAGCTATCTGTTCTCACGCCTGCGTCGTCTGGCCACGTCGACGGTGCCGCTACGCATGAGGTCGGCCAGCAACCCGCCCACGACCAGCGATGGCCAGTGGGTCAAGGGGCGCTTTGTCTTGCAGCGCACGCCCGACCGTCCTTTTATTCCGGCCGGTCTTAGCGACAACCCACACCTCGACAAAGGCCAGTATCTCGCCAGCCTAAGCCACCTCGACGACAACACGCGGCGCGCCCTCTTTGACTGGTTCGCTTCGGTGGAGGGCTTGGTCTTTGCCGACTTCAACGACGACAATCTGACCGACGAGGAGCCTGACCCCAATAAGCCCATCGAAATCGCCATTGATGACGGCTACTTTCCCGACCCTAGAGCGACGCTCTTCATCCAAAACAAGGGCACGCACATCCTGGTCTTTGCCGAATTGCGCCAGCTCAAGACGCTGGAGGAAACGACCGTTGACGACATCGTAAGGTTATGCGAGGTCAACCATTGGCCTAAGCCCGACATTGCTGCCGTCAGCCATGAAGCGCCTGCCCTGCGTGAACGGCTACGCAAGGCCGGTATCGCTGCCCGCAACTGGCTGAGTACCAAAGTGACGGGCGGCGAGAATAGTACGCGTGTGGCGGCGATTAAGGCGACGCGGGCGCTGATTAAGGATGCTAACGGCGTGCGGATTCTTAAAGTCAACCGCCGCTGTACGCATCTGGTGTGGGAAATCACGCAGGGCTATCGCTACCCGGAGGGCAAAAAGAGTAATCCGGATGACAGGCCGGATGATGGCAATGACCATCTCAGCGAGGCATTGGAATCGTGGGTGTGGATGCGCCATAGCCATCGTGGTACTTCGATGGCCTGGGGCGACGAGTGAAGCGGCTACCCTTGCGCCCACCCGCCGACGGCTGGCATGATCTGCGTGATGGCGACGGCAAACTATGCGCCCGCCTCGACACAAAGCGTATGGTGCTGGAGATTCGCCGCAGTGACCGCCGCCAAGTTGAGCGCTTTGACTTGCGTAAGATCATGGACGAAATGAAGGCAGCTAAGGTACAATCCGAGGCATGAGCGACCACAGCAGCGACACAAAATTTACGGCAAAGATTGAGTCTACTGATGTCTCCGTGATTAGTGACATTCTTGTTCTCTACGACATCCTGAAAAATGGCGATGATGCAACCGTCCACGATACACAGGCAGAGCACGCATTTCGATTGCTTTGTATCCATATGCAGGATTATATGGACAATTTCGCAGATGATTTACCTGGTTTTTGGCATAGAGACGATCCAAGATTCGCACCGGGAACCGTTGAAGTTTTGGAAAGATTACTAAAAACATTTCAGCGCGCCAAAGGTGAGCAGGCCGCTGACACTTGAAATCAAAACAGATATAGAGTAGGATATAGCGGACAGGACAATCCTATATCTTAGAGGCGCAAGACGCCCTTACTGGTCAGCAATGACCACTAAGGGCGTTTTTCTATTTCTGGGCCAAAGCACATGAACCGTTTCACCCTCTATGATGGCGCATCTCTCAAATCCAAAGACCTCTCCGCCTGGACTGCCGATGAGTGGAGTACCGTCTTTGGCAGTTATTTCGGCAGCCAGGACGAATCGCCGCGCTCTCTCTACTCCGCCGTCGGCTGGCTCTATGCCTGCGTCAACCTGCGTTCTGACCGCATCGCCTCGATGCCGTGGGCACTCTTTCAGGGCGAGAAACAGATTGTCAGTGACGAAGATGACCTGACCCGTTTCGGCTATCTCGACAACTTTACCGATATGCTGGAGCTAACCGAGGCGTCGCTGTGCATCTGCGGCTATGCCTACTGGTTTAAGCAGCGCAATCTCCGCAATGTGCCGTTGGCGATTAGATGGTTTGCGCCCGATACGGTCGAGCCGGTCTATAACTCGTTGGTGGGGATAGCGGGCTTTAAGCGCCGCGTAGGTGGCACCTCTATCGCCTATCCTGCCGCCAGCAATGCCACCGTCACCTACTCGCCGGAAGATATTGTCTACTTCAAGCTGCCCAACGTTTTTAGCGAGCTAGAGCCGGGTGTGCCGCCTGCCCGCGCCGCTATGTCGGATAGCCAAGTGCTCAACAATATGAACGAATTTAAGGGGCAGTTCTTCGCACGCGGCGCTATCAAGGCCACGGTGCTATCGATTGACCCCGACACGCAAGATAGCGAGATGGCTAAGATTGAGGCGTGGTGGAAGCGTTTCTTTAGCGGCGTCAGAAAAGCGTGGTCTACCGCTGCTATCCGCGGCAAGCTGGAGGCCGTAGTGGTCGGTGAGGGGCTTGAATCGCTGACCAATAGCGAACTGACCATCGAGAGCCGTCAAGCCATCGCTACGGCGCTTGGCGTGCCGCACAGCATCGTCGCCGCCGATGCCGCCAACTTTGCCACGGCGCAGCAGGACGAACTCAACTTCCTCAACAACTGCATCATCCCCGAATCCAAGCTGATTGAGCGCACGCTCAACCGCCAAATGTTTGCGCCGGTCGGCTTGCGCTTTCAATTCCAGCCGGATCGCCTCAGCGCCATGCAAGAGGATGAAGAGCAACGCGCCCAGTCTTACGCCACCTACGTCAACGCCAAGATTAAGCCAAGCATCGCCGCCCAGTTGGTGGGTCTGGCGCTGCCCGACGGCATCACCTATGAGATGTTGGATGAGGAGATGCAGATTGAGCGCGAGCGTGCGGACGCGCAGGCACAGGCACAGATAGCCCGCCTGGAGCAGCCACGCCAGCTAACGGGGCCGGTGGATGACAGAGCGCAGCGCGACGAGGAAGTACGGCGCTTGAAACGGTGGGCCAAAGGCAAGAAAGCGCCCGACGTTGACCACTTCCACAGCCACCTATTAGACCGCGCCGAGAAATTAGCCGCCATTGGGGCGGCGTCAGAATACGAGGTCGCCGGTGGCGAGGATGCCACCTTTCCCTATCCCTGATGAGATTACGCCGGCTTGGTTTAAGGCAATGGTCTTGCAGCTTACGCCGGAAGATGGCGACGAAAGCGATGCCGAGCAGAAGGTACGCGAGCAGTTAGAAAAGAAGTTTACGCGTGAACTGGACAAGGCCTTTGGGGAGCAGCTAGACACGCTCATCCCGTCTGGCGCTTCCGACGACGCCATTCGCAATGCGCCTTACCAGGTCAATGCTACCAGTGAGCCGGTGCGTGAGGTGCTACGCCGCAATCTGGAAAGCGGGTCAGAGTTGGGTGTGAGCGTGGCCTTTGACACCTTAGAGCAGATTGGCATGGCCTTTGACTGGACTTTGGCGCACGAAGAAGCCGCCCGTTTTGCTAGTACCTATTCTTACGAGTTGATTCGTGGCATTAACAACACGACACAGGCGCGTATGCAAACGGCGGTTAACGATTGGTTCCGAGAAAGAACGACCCTGCCTGATCTCATCAAGGAATTAGAGCCTACGTTCGGACGCAGGCGCGCGAAAAATATCGCGATCACGGAATCGACACGTAGCGCCACAGAAGGTAGCCGCATCGGTTATGAAAAATCTGGGGTTGTATCTGAGGTGATGATCCGCAACGCAAACGATGAAAAAGTTTGTCCAATTTGTGGCCCAAAAGGTGGAACAAGGACGCCATTACGCGGCGGCGATCATCCGCCCTACCACGTAAATTGCCGATGCTGGATTTCTCCTATCGTTGAAACGCCTTAGCCGATTAGGGGCAATTGCACGTGAGTACCAGGCATCTTAACAAACTCAAGTATCTGATTCTCGGCAGATAGTGGCAATCGATTTCTGTCGTCACCCTGCAAGCGTAAAACCTTGTAGCCGCGTGTTAACAAGTAGGCGTTTTTTCGTGCGTCACTCACTTTTACCTTTGGTAGCTTGTGGTGATAAAAGCCATCGGCCTCAATTACCGCAAGGTGTTTTGGCAAGTAAAAGTCGCAAGCGTATCGACCGATAGGATGCTGCTCAATGTATTCAATCTGGAGTGTATCGAGGATATGAGCAAGGGATTTTTCGAGCGTGGTTCGCTCTTTGCCTTTGATTTTGCAACCCCAAGAGCAATAGGTATCGCCGCCGCGCTTTATGGTAGACGGTCTCGCCACAAATGTCTTGTGACAGACCGGACACTCTTTCTCGAATCGGATGTCAATAGCTCGGCTGTGGCACTTGTGAGAGCAGAATTTATGCGGCTGATTTTCTCTCGGCTCGCTTCGTCTCTCAAACGTTATTCCGCAATATTCGCACTGGTATTGGATGCGTATGTTGTGCGATTGCCGATAAAGAGTTTGGCACTCCGCAGAGCAAAAGTTTTTGAGGTACGCCTTCACTCTGCTGGAGCGTCTTACAAAGCTACGCCGGCATTGTGGACAAGTGGCCTGCGTGCGGCCAAATCCATTAAAGCACGCACGGCAACAGAAGTGGCGGTCATTGCGTTGCGCCTTGTATTTGGTGGTCTCAAAATCGCGTCCGCATGTGGCGCAATTGACCATAACGTGTGCCATAAAAAAAGTCTCCTGCTTTGAAACGGTTGGCTGTTCTTGTCTAGGGAACGCCACGCCAAAGCAGGAGACTAAGCAACTATATCAGTAGCCAGTTCCAACCGTCAATGTGACATTCCCTAGACACCTATATTTTATCACACTTGAACGAGTAAATCTAATGCCAATAGTGATTAAGGGACTGGAACCGCTATATAGGAAATTGGGTGTGGTTTCGGCCACCAAGATATTGGAGCCAGCGATGAGTAGGAGTTTGTATCGCCTACAAGCGGCTATGCAAATTTATCCGCCGCCACCCGCCGAGAGCGAATACCGAAGAACCGGCACACTCGGCAGGCGTTGGACTGTTCGCATAAATCACTCTAGCGGGGGCTTATCCGGTGTTGTGGGGACAAACGTACCATACGCCCCATATGTCCAGAGCCGCATGTTTCAGACGGCAGCGCACCGGCGCACAGGCTGGACAACCGATGCCCAGGCGGTGCAGCAACACGAGGCTGCGATTGTAGCCGATTTCCAGAGCGCCATTGATAGGGCTTTGGCGAGTTAAATAACGCCCGCCGCAAGCAAGTTTGCGTAGCAGGCGGCGGAAAGAAGGAGTAACACAATGGACGAAAACGAGCTTGTTTATGTCGGAGATGAAGTCAAGGCGCTTGACGACAATGGCCGCGTGGGTGGCTATCTGGTGCGCTATGGGTCGCCGGACGATGTAGACCTGACCGGCGATTACTTTGACGCCGCTACCGACTTTGACGTGGACGAATGGCCGCACAAATCACGTGTCTATTACCAGCACGGCATGGATGAGCGGCTTAGAAACCGCAAGCTAGGCAAGGCCGAAATGCGCCAGGATGAGATCGGCGTGTGGGTCGAAGCGCAGCTTGGACTACGCGACGAATACGAAAAGGCCATCTTTGAACTGGTCAAACAGGGCAAGATGGGCTGGTCAAGCGGCACGGCGGGCCATCTGGTTGAGCGTGAGCAAAAGGGCGCCGCCCACCAGATTAAGCATTGGCCGCTCGGTCTTGACGCCTCGATTACACCCACACCCGCCGAATATCGCAATTCGGCTATGTCACTCAAATCCCTAGCACTCGTTGACGCCAGTTATGAGGCGCTTTTGCCGGAGGACGCAAGGCCTGCGTCGGTGCAGAGCGTAAAAACTGAACCAGCGGGGGCGACCACCATTTCCATACTAGAAAATTCACAGGAGACAAGCACCATGCCTGAAGCAATTAGCGAGGTCAAGGCCTCCGCTATTGACCAACTTGACCCCAAGCTGTTAGAGACCATCACGCATCACACCATTGAGGCGTGGAAGAAGGCACAAAAGGACGAGCAAGAGGCGAAGGCGGTCAACCACGCCTTTATCCAGACGCCTGAGACCGATTCTATCAAAGCCATCGAACTGCGCCAACGGCGTGACGAGTTGGCCGCCCTCAAGCAATATATTCGTGACGCCGACAGCCGCGCCTATCAATCTTGGTTTGCCGACCAGCTCAAGGCCAGCAACGCCACCGACATGAACATCACCACAGCGGCAGACGGCGGCAATCTCGTGCCCGTTGGTCACTACCAACGCATCATCGCCAAGCGTGACGAAACGGCGCTCGATACGAAGGTGGGCGTCCTCAACATCCCCGGCAAGGGAACAACGGTCAACGTGCCTTACGAATCGGGTACGGCCAATGTCTTTATCTCTACGGCAGAGGCGGTCGCCTTTGACCTCGATGCACCGGCGGTGGGCCAACGCGTGATGACGCTGGTCAAGTACACCAAGAAGATCCAGCTCTCGGTGGAACTGATCGAGGATGAGGATAGCCAGCTCATGCCCTTCCTGGAGGAATATGTAGGGCGAGCGTTGGCGCTAACGCAAAATACGGCGCTGATGACCGAGGTCTTAGCCAACGGTACCACCGTCGCCCTGACCGGTTCGGCGGCGGCAGCGGGGCATATCCCGGCAATGGTCTATGCCTTGCCCGACGAGTACGCCGATGGCGCTCAATGGGTGATGCGCCGCGCCACCGAAGGCCAGTACCGCGCTTTGAGTGGCAACAACTGGCAATTTGCGCCAACGCCTCCCGGTGGCACCACTGACAGCACCCTGTGGGGCTTTCCCGTCAATCACTCTCAATTCGTACCCGCCGTCGCTGCCTTAGCTAAAGCGGTTGTGCTGGCCAACTTCAACTATGTCGGCAAGCGTCAGGTTAACCAATTGACCTTCCTGCGCGACCCCTATTCGAGCGGCGGCACAGGGCAAGTCAACCTGCTCTACTATGCGCGCTTTGTTTACAAGGTCTTGCAGGCCGCACCTGTGCTCTACGGCACACTCGCCTAACGATTAGAGATAAGGGCGGCGCGCAAGTGCCGCCCTCCAAGAAGGAGATAGCAATGGAACGCGAAGAAGAAACTAAAGTCACTCCTGCGGTAGAGCCGGAAGCCGAGCCAGTAGCCAAAGATACTGTCACCGTCACCGCCAAAGAGGATTGCAGCCTGCTGATTGACGGCGTTAGCGTGACCCTAGCGGCAGGCGACACGGCGGAGATGACGCCATCCGAGGCCGCCGCTTACGCCAACCTGGGGCTGGTCGAACTCAGTGGCAAGGCAGAGCGCGCCGTACCCAAGAGGAGATAGCACGATGTCTGACCCATTTGGCTCAACATCACCCGACCTGGAATCACCGGCAGCGCACGCCTTTCTGATCACGCCGGGCAGCTCGCCGCTGGCCGTCTATCCTCGCGGCCTCTATATCGGCGGCGCGGGCAATATCAACGTGACTATGGTCGGCGGTGAAACGCTGGTCTTTACGGGCCTTCCGGCGGGGGCACTCTTGCCGATCCGCGTCTCGCATGTACTCGCCACCAATACGACAGCCACGGCGATCATAGGACTGTACTAGATGCGTATCGGACTTAGCCTATCTACGGTGAATAGAATAGGTACAGGTGTCGGCGTGGGCGGCGGCCCGACCTTTTTGCTGCGTGACGACTTCACCACCGATCGTAACCCACTCTTGGGCCGACTCGCAGAGCCAGGGCCAGGGACGCTGACGCTCTTGGATACAAATGCCAAGTTGTCCATAGCATCAGCGGCATTGTCCTTCGCTACGGGTGGCGTTGGTGCGGGCGACCCTAGAGCGTGGGGGGCGATTCAAAATCGTTTAGCGGGCAGGACTGTTGTCGCCATATCAACGATAACTACATCTGTTCTTAGCCTCGGTTGGGATAGCGATACGTCATCTATCATCCGCGATGGGTTCAGGTTATCAGCTTCATCTAGCACCACTTACGACAACGGTACGACGATTGATACCGATACACTAGCGGCAGGAACGGCTTACAGACTCGCCACTGTTATGCGAGGAACGGGCTTCTATACGTTCGTCAAAGGCGGGGCGTTTACCAACTGGACACTTTGTTGGGTGAGTGCCACAGGAACATCGAGCATGTACCCTGCTGTGGCTGTTGCAACAAGCACAGTAGTCGGCACGCTCGACTCTTTCCGCGTCCTTGACCTGGCTGCTCCGTTTGACACGGACTACGGCTTGGCGACCGACCGCAAGGCTGGCAGTGTGGCACTCGCCACTACGTTTACCCACGAGGGTAACGCTGTCATTGAGTTTACGAACACAACATTGCCATTGGGCAACTTCAACTGTGTTGACTTCAGGATACAGGATTCCAATAACTACTGGCGCATCCTGATTGGTTCAACTGGCGCATTTGACTTGCAGGAGTATGTTGCAGGGAGCCCAACGTACAGGGCACAAGTACCAGCCGTTGTTTCTTCGGGACACAGAGTTGTTATCGTGGCAGACGGTACGACAATACGTGGTTACTCCAACAATGTACTTCGTTGGACGTATTCAAGCGCAACCAACTTCCAGACCGCAACAGGCGGCAAACTTAGTTCGCTAGGCTCAAGCGGCGGCGTTGTCTCCGACATCGTATCCTTCCCACGCACCATCACAGGCTCCGCTGCCACCCTCCTCGACAATGCGGCGGCTGGCACAGCGAGCACGTACTTGCTGAACGACGAGTTCACGACGGACGATACGGCCCCGCTGGACTACTCCACGCGCACCGCCGAGCCGACAGGGACGCTGACGATTACGGATACAGCTAAAGTCCTCAGTGTTGCGGGTGGCGCACTTGTTTCATCAGCCAAGACAGGCGACAACAACCCTAATCTTCAGTCGGTCACACAGTTTGCACGCTTGGCGGGTAGGGCGTTTGTCTCAACGGTAACTGATAACACGTTTCGGCAACGGCATGGATTCTACACAACGGCGGCACTAGATAGTTTCACTCAGGTAGCTATCTTTGACTTTACGAGTATCTATCTTGGCACGACAAACATCGACACCACGTTTACAGCGGTCAATGGCACTAAATACAGCTACGCTATTGTATTGCGAACAAGCGGGGCTTTCTATTTTGTCAAGGGCGGCACGTACACAAGTTGGATGCTCGTATGGGTGGATACCACTCAGACAACTGCCACGCTGACGCTTGGGTTATCCGTCGTTGGGGCAAGCACGCTCCTGAATGTAGATATGGCCCGCGTCCTCGACCTGCCCGCTCCCTACACCGACTCGTACGGCCTCGCCACGCAGCGACTCGCTGGCGCAAGGGCGGCACTCGATACGTTCGTGCATGAAGCGAACTGTGTGATTGAGTGGACGCAGACGACCTTGCCAGCATCGGCGGCAATCAACTTCACCTTCCGTCAGCAAGACTCAAGCAACAAGTGGCAGATAAACATTAGCAGCGGCGGAACCATCGACCTGTACGAGATTGTCGCTACTGTCGCTACTCTACGGGGTAATTCCGCCAGCGTAGTTAGCAACGGGCATCGAATTGTCGTTGTCTGCGACGGTTCAACCATTCGCGTGTACTCCAATAACGTGCTGAGAATTACCTACTCGTCTGCCTCTAGCTTTGCAACGTCTACAGCTGGAGTGTTGCTGTCACTCGGCACAGGCGGCGCAGTCTCCGACATCGTATCGTGGCCCAGGACTTTGACAGGGGCCGCAGCCAGCTATCTTGACGGAGCAGTAGCCTAATGACAACTTACCTAGTGACAATTTCAGCACCAGACAGTTACCCCGATGCCGACGAGAGACTGTGGTCAGCGCGCGTTGAGGCAGAGAGCGCAGAGTTGGCAGAGGAAGCGGGGAAGCGCCGCTTCATTGAGATGGGTGCGCCCGATGACATTGATTGGGATAGATGGATAGTCACAGTGACGGAGGCTTAATGACACTCGTCCTCTTATCGGCAATGCTAACGCTCGTCCTGCCGACGCAACCGCTACCCAGAGAGTTCGGTGTGAGTGTGGCTTGGCAACGTGGGGATGAATGGTCAGCGCAGAGCTTGGCACTCCTAACGCCGCCGCTTTGGATGAATTGGATATATGACCACAACGACGATCCATCCTACGTACCGATGGCGTACTCGCTTGCAAGCATTGACCCGTATCTAGACGCAGCGAAAGCAGCTACCCATAAGACTTGGTTGATAGGAAACGAACCAGATATTTCCAGTAGCTACGTTTCCCCCACAGACGCCGCCATCTTCACGCAGCGTTGGGTTAACGAAGTAGGTGCGGCAATGGCCTGTTGTGGCGTGATTGTCCACCATAGCTACGACGGTGGCTTGCAATGGCTGAGCAACTATCTCGCTGCTGGTGGTGTAGTACCTGAGTACTGGCAAATTCATATTTATTTCGTGCCGACTGCCTTCGAGTGGCAACTATCACTAAATAGCTTTGTGGCATGGATGCAAGCCAACGACGTAGTACGGCCCATCATTGTCAGTGAGACAGCCATGACAGAGGGTGGCGATGCCTCTGCACTACTGGAGTATGTGGCGGATAGGGTCGAGGATGGCACGCTCTATGCCGCGATATTTTATAGCGATAACGATTATTGGAATTTATGGCCTCAAAGCAACTTGAGGAATTTAGACGGTACGTTGACGCCTTTAGGGGAGCTTTACATCGAGCTAACTGAGGTGGAGCAACCAGTCGAGTCGTTTACATTGTGGCTACCAGTGGCGGGGTACTAGATGAGCTATGCAACTTTGGCCGACCTGAAGCGGTATCTCGACATCGTCGTTGGCAACGTCATCGACGATGACCTCTTGACGGCGGCGTTAGAGAGCGCATCCGCCATCATCGACAACGAGACGCACCGCACCTTTGTAGCGGCGTCTGACACGACGCGCTATCTGGATGCCATCAAGGATGTGGACGGGCGCCGTCTTTGGCTAGGTGGCGACCTGGCGCAACTCACCAGCGTCACCAATGGCGACGGCGCTACGATACCCCTCAACGCCATTCTCTACGAACCCGACGAAGTGGGTGAACCCGACTACGCCCTCATTCTCAGAGGTAGCAGCGGCCTTTCCTGGACGTATGACCAGGACAGTGAGGGTGCTATCGCCATCGTGGGGCGTTGGGCCTGGAGCGTGACGCCACCGCCGCCCATCCAGCAAGCTACTAAGCGCCTAGCGGCGTGGCTCTATCGCCAGCGTGACAACGCGCTCGACCTCGACCGTACCGTGATTGTCGGCACGAGCGTGCTGACGCCGGCGGCGATACCGGTCGATGTGATGACCATCATTCGCCCCTATATGGCGCGGGTACGCTAGTGTTTACCTCTTTGGGCGCATTGGTGGCTACGGCCTCCGCCCTGCCGGTGGCGGGCATCAAGAAGGCCGTCGCCTACCGCCCCAGACGCGTCAGCGCCGCCGACCTGCCGCTGCTCTATACGCGGCTACCCAGAAGCGAGCGCGGGCTGGCGACCTTGACCTACGGGCAGGATTTGCGCCACGGCACGCTCGAAATTGTCGTGCTGGTGGAGATGCTGGCCCTGGACACACAGGCCGCCAATGACGCCTTGACGGTGGTCATTCTCGACAATTTGGCAATGGCCTTAGAAAGCAACGCCGAGGCGCTGGGCATGGATAACTACACGCTGGTGACGGAAGAGGACAGCATGGGCGACGGTGCCACGCCGGTACAAGCAATTATAGCGACAGTGGAGGTATCAGGATGATGGCAGTAAAGGGAACTTTGGCGAGGCTGCTGGTTGACCAGTGGGATTTCTCTTGCAAGACATCGGGGCTGGATGTGAGCCTCGAAATCTCCGAGGAAGATATATCCAGCCTATGCGACACGGCGGCGGCCTATGCGCCTACGCTCGCCGCCATCAGCATCGAGCATAACGGCTACATGATGGCGCCGCTCGGTGTGGCCGGCAGCATTGAGCAGGAAATGAACGCGCGTATGGGCGTACAGAACAGTATGGTCGCCGCCATGTTTGGCATCGACCTGCCGGCCTGTCCTGTCTATGTGATCGACAACACCTTCGGCGCCACGATGGAAATCAACGCCCCTGCCGATGGCATTCTCACGCTCAACGGCGCCTGGGGACAGGGCGGCGGCGGCTATCGGGGTATCCGCATCTTTGATGACAACGCCGTTGCTACGGGCAACCAGACGGCGGTCGATATGGGCGCTATCGGATCGCGCGGCGGCGAGGCGTTTTTGTTCCTGCAAAACGTAACGGGGACGTTGGGCAGCGCCACCGTCACGGTCGGTCACTCTACCACCAGCGGCGGCAGCTATACCACACTGGGTACTTTCACCTTGACGGCAAAGGGCGCGTACAAGGTGCTCTTTAGCGGCACCGTCAACCGCTGGATTCGTTTGGGCATTACCTCATTGGGCGGTACTACAGGATTGGATATGGTCGCTGTGGCGTGTGTGCGCGGCGTTACAGAATAATTAAGGAGATAAAGCAATGGCAGCAATTAAGGGAGCCGGAAACGCGGTCGTCACCTACAACGCCGTGGACATTTCGCAGTATATCAGCAGCGCCGATATGACGAACACCATCGCCGAACTGGAGGCGACGGTGTTGACCAGTACCGCCGAACAAACCATCGCGGGGCTAGGCAGTTATGAGATGCAGCTAGAGGGCGATTGGGCCAAAGTGCTGGATGACTCGTTGGGGCCGGATAGCGTCAGCGGCACCCTACGCACCGCTAGCATCAAGTATGGCTCTGGGGCGGGGGCGATGGTGACGTACACGTGGACAACCAACGCCTTTATCACGTCGTACAACATCACCACCGCCGCCAGTGAGAAGATAGGTTTCGCCTGCACCTTGCGCCTCAACAACGCACCGACGCGAACGGTCACCTAATGAGGTACGACTGTGATGAGCCTGCTTTCGAGGGCGACTTTGTGGAGTTCAGCGATTCGTTCAGTAGAGCGCAGCAGCGTGCTATTTGGGCGGCGGGCGGCGAGGATGAGGAACTCTTTCTGTCACTCTTGCGCGCCAAGATTGTCAGCCTGCATCTTAGCTGTCTGGATGCGCCGCCCATCCTCAAGGCTGATGATTTAGTACCGGATCGTGTCGAGGCAATGGATGTCAGGCTGTATACCTGGTTTTCATATGCGTGGGTGGCGCATTTGCGAGGTCTCAGTGACCTGGGAAACGCCATCGGCAGGAGATTGTTCAGTACCTCCGCCACAATCGCGACGATGGAAGCCGACCCCGTGAGCCTGAACCACTCCTAGACGCGTGGCTGTTGGAATTATTTCCAGGTCGCACGCTGGAGGAGCTTGACCAGATGGATTTGAACCGCCTCTATCGTGCCAAGATTGCGGCGCGGATGCAAGCGACTGAGTACAGGCGCAAACGATTCCTAGAGGGCAAGATCAAGTCAAATGATATTGAGCCGGACGAGTGGAAGCTAATCACGCAGATGGACGAATGGGCGGAGAGCTAGTGCACATACTTGGCGTTGACATGGCCGTAGACGTGGTTGCAGTTCAGGTAATAGTAGTCCACGCTGCCGCCCTTGACCGTGATCGTCTTGGGGCCAAATTCGACGCTACATTGCGTCTGGTCAGGGAATACGGTGGTCTTGACATTGGCCGAATCACTCACATAACCGCCCGGCAGATAGCCAAACATTTGCACGCTATCCCGACCTGGTTCCGCCGTCAACGTGACGGTGTTGCCGGTGCCAGGGCCAGCGGAGACGACGAACAATATGCCGGCGCCGACGATGACAACCGTGAGAGCAATCAGAAATACTTTCATCTTTAATTCACCTTGAAATAAAAAACTCCTACCGGAGTGACCATGCAGCTTGTCGAAGGCGCATCGGTTCCAATAGGAGAGGTACACAATATCAAATTGAGTGCTGACGGTCAATTTACCACGCCTTCGACATAGATAAGCGTATCACGCTTTTTGACTAGGCAATCTTTCAGAAACTTGACACTTAATGGCTAACGCAACCTCACGCTTACAAATCCAAATAGACGCCAAGAATAACGCCTCCCCTGCCATCAAGGGCATCACCGGCGACCTTAAGAGCATGGACAATGCCGCCAGTACGCTTTCGGGCGGCTTAGGTGGCTTGGCAGCAGCGGCGGGCGTGGGCGGTCTCCTGGCGATTGGCGAGGCGGCGGTCAGCGCGGCGGTGGATATGGCCAAGACCGCCGCCGAAGCCGAGCGCCTGGGTACGGCCTTTAACAGTCTGGCATCGTCGGCGGGCGAATCAGGTAACGAAATGCTGGCCGCCATGCAAGAGGCGAGCAACGGCACCATTTCTAATATGGAGTTGATGGCCTCGGCCAACCGCGCCATGATGCTCGGCGTGGCGGACTCTGCCGACGAAATGGCGCAATTGCTGGAGATTGCCGGCGCGCGTGGCAAGGCAATGGGCCTGTCGATGTCGCAGGCGTTTAGCGACCTCGTGACCGGCCTCGGTCGCCAGAGCGCCATGATCCTCGACAATCTGGGCATCACCGTGGACGCCGAAGCCGCCAACGAAGCCTACGCCAAGCAACTGGGCGTCACGGCGGCCAGTCTCACCGACGCCGAAAAGAAACAGGCGCTGCTCAACGCCGTCATTGCCGATAGTACCGATATTCTCAACGCCAATGCTGACGCCGGCGAGGATTTGGCTACCAGCTTTGAGCGTTACGAGGCGGCAGTCACCAACGCCCAAGTTGCGCTCGGCGAGGCCTTTGGCGGGCCGGCGGCGATGGCGCTGACGATACTGACGGGCTATCTCCAGAGCCAGATCGGGCTGCTGGAGGGCGAAAAGCAAGCCGCCGAAGCTGCCGCCGTCGCCCTCAAGAATTTGGCGACCGGTTCGCATGACGTGACGAGCCAAACGCAGGCCATGGCCGAGGCCGAGGGCAAGGCCGACGATGTCACGCGGCGTCTGACCTTTGGCCTGGGCGCTCTAGGTGAGGCGGCGCATAGGGCAGGCGACGGCATGACCGCCGCCGAATTGAAAGCGTCCAATCTAGAAAGGACGCTGGCAGGTCTCAAAGCACAATCCGATGCCACCAGCGCCGCCTTAGCCGGCATCAGCAGCGCCGCCATTGGTGCATTGCACTCCGCCGCCAGCGCCGCCGTCGGCATCCTGCCATCGGGCGAAATCGCCAAAATCTATGGCCAAAACGCCAAAGCGTTAGAGGCACAGCAAAAGGCAATGGAAGCGGTCGGCATGACGACCGAGGATATTGATTTCCGGATGCAAGAGTTAGCCAAGAAATCGGCGCTACCTTTTGACCTTGCCGTCGAAGCGGCCAGAGAAGCCGAGAAAGCCAACAAAGCCACCGCCACCAGCGTGGAAAAGTTGAGCGAGGAATACAGCAATTTGCAGGGCAAGGTGCAGAGCGTGCTCGCCGGTGCGCTTGACCCTGGCGTGGGCGTTGACCCTGACGACGTGCTGGAGGCAATGGGCTTCCCCAGGGAAGATGTCATCAACGAAAATGCGCGCCGTCTGGCTGACATCGCCAAGAACGGCCTCATGGGTCAGGAGTGGTTGGACGAGTTTCAAAACGAAGTGCCCGACATTTGGAAGATGATACGGCTGGCGCAGAATCCCCAGGAGGAAGCGGCACGCTTGCTCAAGGACTTTCAGGATGGCCTCTTGACCAGCCCGATTGACAAGGGCATGGCGAAGGAAATCATCAAGCGCCAGATCATGGGCGACCAGAACATGGCGGCCTTAGCCAACGAAATCGCCACCGAGTTAGCGGCGGAGATGGGCATCCCCATGCAGCAGGCATTGGCGGCCACCAGCAGCACGTTAGGGACGGGCAGCGGGGCGGGCAGCCAAGCGGCGGCGACCTTTAGCGAGGCGGCGGTGGCGGGATTAGAGGAGGAAAACGGCGGCAGCGCCTTTGTTAGTAAGTTTACCGACCAGATGCGGGCGTCTTATTCGCTTTTGCAGACGGCGGGGCGTGATGCGGGCAAGATGTGGGGCACCGAATTTTTGAGCGTGGTCGGCGACAATGTACCGCCTGGATTGATTGACCTGCTCACGCAGCTCGTAACTCCGGGCGTGATGGCTAAATTTGCGCAGCAAGGCACGCTGCAAGGGACGGCACCGTAGATGGCCGCCGCTACCATCCCGACCTTAGGAGGCGTTGCACTCCCCGCACCCAAAGCGCAGGACTATACGCGCCTCTATCGGGGCGGCAGCCTGGTCATGGCCAACGGCAAGACCATCCATGATTTAGTGGACGCCACCGCCCGCCACAAGTTCGCCCTGCGCTTCGAGTACATCAACAATACGCAGCTTGGCACCATTACCACCGCCTGGGATGCCATCAAGAACGCTACCGCTACTTACGTGAGCGTGCGCAATACCAGCCATACGGTCACGCGGCCCGAAGATGGCGAGTTGGATATTACGCCGGTGGTGACGGGCGGCGGCGATCTCAAATTCCATGTATCGATGGAATTGATTGAGGATAGCTAAAATGAGCCGTTCACCTCTAGACGTATATCTATTTGGCCGCAATTGGCAGCGAACATGGGCAGATGTCCATATTGACATGCCTCGCTTGTGGCAAGTCATTGATAAATTGTCGGAAGATGAATCCAAACTACTCTATCTGTTGTGGGATAAAGACGGTTTTGCGACAGAGCTAACGCAAAAGGATGCAATCGCCCAGCTAGGTGTAAATCGCTATTGTTTAGAGAAAGCTATTCGTCGCCTACGTTACCCAGAACGGCGAAAATATTATGTGCTTCGTGATTCAGTGAGATCGACCGAGTACGGCTACGCCTGATGCCGCGCGTGATTAAGTTTGACCTCCGCATCGATTGGGCCTTTAGCGGCTCCTATACCGACGAGTCAGCCCGCCTGGTCTCCGCCAATGGCACGCTGCGCTTGGCAGCGCCGGAGTCGGGCATCACCTCACCGCGTGGCACGGTTGACCAATGCACCTTGACCTTAGCCAACCAGGATGGGCGCTATAGCCCACTCAACACTTCCAGCCCCATCTACAGCAGCATTGCCAATGGCGGCGCCTACCATGCGCCGATGTACCTGCGCGTGAGCATCGACAACGGCGCCACCTATCAGCGCGTGTTTACCGGCGTCATCAAGATACCCACCGATGCGCCGCCGTACCCAGGCGTAGCGGGACAGGTGACGGTGGACTGTCGCAGCCGCGATGAGATATTGCTCAATAAACGCCTCTCTACGCTGATTGATGAGTTTCGGGCCTTACATGACGGCGGCTCCACCGAAAGCGTCGCTATGGCCTCCTTTTTGGCCTCTGCGGGGCTGGCACCGTCTGATTACGCTTTGGATAGCGGCCTCTTTGTCATTCCGTGGGCGTGGCTGGATGATGAAAGCCCGATTGAGGACATTTGGCAGATGGCGGCGGCTTGCGGCGGGCGTTTCTACTGTGACGCTGACGGCATCTTTCGCTACGAGAATATGACGCACTGGCTATTCTCGCCGCACAACACGAGCCAGGAAACGTTGCTGGATGACGGCTACGGGCAGATGGACGGCCCTACCTATGACGACCGTGAGCTATACAGCGGCGTCACCGTCATCGCAAGCCCACGTGACTTTATGCCCGAGGGGGCGATGTGGTCGCCGGAGTCAACGGTGACGGTGCCGCCCGCCTCCAGCATCACCTTGACGGCACGCCTGCGCCAACCGGCCTACCGCTTGACGAGCGTGACCTTTAACGCCGCATCAAGCGGTGGGCGCAACATGAGCGCCGACATCGCCATCGGTACGCAGCAGTATGCCCAACGCTGCGAGATCACGCTCACCAACAGCAGCGCCACCTATGCCGCCGAGCTGGTGGATATGGAACTGACGGGCATCGCCGTCAATGGCGGGCCGGTGGTGGAAGAGGTACGCACTTCCAGCGCCGCCTTTTGGACAAGCCATCCTGACGAGCGCCCTGGGCGTACGCGCCTGGTGCGTGGCAATGTGTACGTGCAGACGCAGGCACAGGCAGCAGCGTTAGCCGAGTTCTTGCGCGACCGCTACCAGACGCCGCGCCTCTCCTATCGCCTCAAGAATGTGCCGGGCGTCCCCACGCGCAGATTGGGCGACAGGATTACGGTCGGCAATTCGCAGGTCATGAGCGCCGATAGGCAGGGCTTTATCACGACAATCGTTTGGCGATTGAGTGATAGAGGATTCGTGCAGGACATCGAGCTAATCGATGCCGCCGGCCTCTATGCCTACGGCAATCCGGGCGATGCTACCGGCTACTTTGCGATAGGCACTTCATTATTGGGCGCGGGCGCAGGCTCCGGCCATGCAGTAGTGTTTTACTAGGAGATACGATGGCCTATGTAACCATTCCGACCGTTTCAGATGGGGCGACCCTCAGCGCAAGCTATCTCAACTTAGTGGCCGCCAATATCGGCTTCGTCTACGGCGTAGCCAACCAATCGAATCCGCCCTTTAACTCGTTCCGATCCACGCATGTCACGCTCGACAAAGACATTATGATTTGGGCCATCCGCCACAAAGTGCAGTATTTGCATTGGAAGATCACCAGTCAAGGCGGAGCGTGGAACTATGCGCGGCTGTACATGGATGGTCTTGGCGGCAACGGCCTCAAGTTGGGGCAGGGCGCGGTGGGTACATCGTGGCAGGGCGTCTTTAACCTGTGGCAATTTGCCGGTCTGCCCAATCTGGTCGGCGCCTGGGCGTCGGGTGTGGCCTACGATGACGACATTAACGGCGATGGCGTTGGTGGCAATAGCGACGATGGCGCTGTGGTCAGCGAGGCGGGCAGTTATTATCGCTGCCGAGTAGCGCATACGTCATCTGCCGCCACGCGGCCTAATAGCGGCGCCTCCTGGACTACGGTTTGGGATGGCCTCATCCTGCCGGCGGTTAACACCATGCACAACGTGTGGGCTGATGTGAATTTTAACAGCGGTACCGAAGTCACCGTTGAATTTATCTTAGAAACAGATGCGCCGAGTTTTTAACCTATGGCTCTAAAAACCTGGCAACACGGAGACTATCCCACCGCCGCCGACTTTAACGCAATCAAAGCCGCTTTGGATGCACTCTACGCGTTAGTAGGCAGCGCCGAGGTTAACGCCGCCGTCTGTTATCGCCGTGAGACGGTACAAGGATTCTACTTTGTGCATAAGCTAACCTATCTCATCTACCTCATCCAAGCGCCGGAAACGGATGGCAGCATCGAAGACCCGGCGGGCGTGGGCGAAACAGTGTCTTTACCCACCGGGGCGGGCTTTCTCTACTATGACCTGTCAGCGGTAGATTGGCTCTATCCCGGTAAGATATATCAAGTGCAGGGCGTGACCACTTGCATAGAGGATATGGTGAGCCTGTAATGCCTAAGCACTCACCGGAGTTAATTATAGATTCGCCCTACGTACGCGGGACGGGCGGTGGAGGTGGCGGTGGCACAGGCGGCGGCGGTGGAGGTGGCAGCACCTACACGGCGGGTGACGGCATCAATATCGTCAGCGATGTCATCAGCGTTGATGTAGCCGACCTCATCGCCAGCGGTGCGCCGCTTACGTTGTCGGCGGGCAACCTGGATTTACTTCTACGCAATCCGAGCGGTCTGGTCAAAGACGGTACGGGCTTAGCTGTGCAGCCTAAGAGCAACGAGGGGCTGTATATCGATGGATCCGGCACGGCTGTGCTGCGTGACCCCGCCGGCGCTATCACGTCAGGCGTCGCCGGTTTAAGCATCCTCAAGCCGACGGTAAGCGGCCTCAACCTGGACGCTACGGGCTTGTGGATTGGGGCGGGCGACGGTATTGACGTTCTCAACACAACCGTAGCGGTCGATGTCACCGATTTTATTGACACGGCGCGCGGGCTGTACGAGCCGACGACCAACGACATTGGCGTGCGCCTGGAAGCCAATAGCGGCCTCACCTTTGGCGGGGCCGGCGGCGTCACGTTGGGCACGCCGTCCACGCTCTCCTATGCGTCAACCAACAACGTGACCAGCACCGCGCACGCCCACGCCATTGACTCGTCATTCGATGTGGGTAGTGTGCCTGCCGCCGCAATCCTAAGATCGGATGCTTCCGGGCGCTTCACCACAGCGCAACATACGATCTACGGCAACCTCGTCTTTACCGGCGGCGACCGCAATATTAACGCCTCCAACAACCTGACCCTCTCGCCCACGACCGACCTCATCCTTGACCCTGCGGGGCTGATTGTCCTGCCCAACGCCCAGGAGCTGCGCACGGCGACCATTCAGGACTTGCCCACCGGCATTTTGGGCATCAGGTTATGGGACAGGGGCAGCAACTACCGTCAGTTGACGATGGGTGCGGGCAAGTTTGACGAGCTATACGTGCGCGTCTTTGTCGCCGATGAGGTACGCATTGACAGGGGCGAGGAATATTGGTCAAAGTCTTACGGCATCGTGGAGTCAGACTTCACGATGCCCGCCGACGAGGGCGATGTCGATGTCTGGTTTGAAAATTCCCCAGGATTGGCCGCCGCCAATATCTTTACTGTGGGCGACTGGCTACTAGCGCGCACGATAGATTGGGATACCAGCCTGACGATTGAGAAGATTTGGCTGCAAGTGGTGGCTTTGGTGACGGCGGGCAGCGTGGACGGCTACCGCCAACAGTGGACGATTAAGCGCAAGAATGGCGGTACAACAGGAACAGTTGTCAAAAAGGGCAACACGCTGCTGGACACCGGCGTGGTCGGTCAGGGCTGGATACACTTAAGTGCGCTGCAACAGGACGGCGGGCCATTTATCCAGGTCGGCAAGATGACCAGTATCGTCAGCGATACGCCGCTCTTTACGAATTATGCCCGCTTCGGCAATCTCAATGGCACAGTGGACTACAGCAGCGACGCCTACGGCATGGCGGCAGGAACCGTACTGGCGCCGTCGGGCATCGGTGCTACGCCGTCAACGGGCTTTAGCGGTTTTACGGTGGATGGCAATGCGGGACTCAGGCTTTTTAACACTGAACTCCTTATGTACCAGGGCAGCACGATCACAACCAAGCTGGACATAGACGATGGGCTGGTCTTCGCCTGGGACGCCAACTTAGGCGACAACTGGGGGCGTTATGTTCGCTGGCAGGATAGTCTGACGACCGTAAGCCCAAACGACCATGCCCACGTGGGCGGTTATATTTCGGGGACAGATCGTATTCTTGCGATGAGAATCGTGCGCACGACACCGAAACCCGTTTTACTGCTTGAGACCGAGAAGTTTGGGGTGGGTCAATCGACCCTTCATCTGTATCACGATCATCTCGAAATTCTGACCGGTCTTAACGGCTTCGCTCATATGTCCACCTCCGGACTCTTGATCTCTGAAACTTTTAGCGCGACGGGCGCAGCTTCAATCCTGCATCTTCACGAAGATAACTCGTCAACAGGAACAGATGCGGGCGTCACCATCGAGCAGGCCGGTTCGGGCGATGCGCGGTTGAACTGGCTCCTGATCACTAGCGGCGTTACCTATTCAATGGGCATTGACAACAGCGACAGTGATGCTTTCAAGATTTCGCGCAACGCCACATTGGGCACGACTGATATTTTCGGCACTTCTTCATCGCTCACTTTTATACGTGCTGGCGGCAGCGGCGGTCTGTACCTGCAGGACGCCGCCACCACGACCGCTATCTTCATTGAGAATGGCGGACAAGTCGCCTTTGGTGGCAGCACTGCCCCAGATGCCCTTGTCTACATTTCGGGCCATACGACCGACCTGCTGCACATCCACAATACGGGCAGCGGGGCAACGGGGGCCGACTTCAGCAGCTTTTACTTTAGCAACCCCAATCAGGTGTGGTCAATTAACGTCGGCGCGCATGGTCACCCGACATACCTGGATAAATTCTATATTCACAACAATACGTTAGCCACTACGATCCCTATGTCGATTACGCCGTCGAATAATTACATAGGTTTTGGTACGATTACACCCGGCGTAGACATTGCCGGCACGTGGGATTGGACACCGGGAAACCTTGTTCACATTGACGCCACAGGCGAGGCGGGGCTGCTGGTGCGCGGTTCGACAAAGGCAACGATTGACCTGATTGACAGTGGTGGAAGTGCCAACGCGCGTCGCTTCCGTATTCAAGAGGACGGTGGATACGCATATATTTCCCACATGGATGATGCGGGATCGAATATGGTATTCCCGGCAATTATACTGGGGACAGGTGGCTACGGTATCGGTTGGAACGGCGTGCCCATAAACGATGCGGTGAGCGTTATGCACTCAGGAGGGTCATACGGAGGGCTTACCATCAATAACTACGGTACCGCCCAGGCTCATCTCCGTCTGCGTCGCTCGGTCGGCGGCGAGGGGGCGGAGTCGCCACCGGCTGCGGGGTCGCTTCTTGGCACGATTATGGCTAGTGGCTGGACATCGGGCGGGTGGGCGACTGTGGCGAGTGGCGAAATTGATTTCCGTGCCACCGAGGATTACAACACCGGCGTCAGCGGCAAGGGTGGCGGCGAGATGCTTTTCTTTACGCGTGCCAATGGCGCCGGCGGCGTGACCGAGCGTTTGAAGATTGGGCAGGATGGCACCTTCACGGCGGCCACTGTCTACAGTCAAGCGGTTGGCGCTACCAATCGAGCCATGTATGTCGATAACACCGGCAAGATTGCCAACCTCACCAGCAGCCTGCGCTTTAAGACCGACATCCGTCCTTTGCCGGATGTCTACGGAGATCATCTCTTCGAGAATCTGCGGCCTGTCATCTATAAGCAGAAGGGCGAGAGCGTTGACCAACTGGGCTTTATTGCTGAGGAGATTGACGCCTTAGGTGCGCGGGAGTTGGTGTCTTATGAGGAGGACGGCATACAACCGCACTCATTACATTACGAACGTTTCATCGTGCCATTAGTGGCGACGGTACAGCGGCTTATGGCGCGTATTAGCGAATTAGAAAAGAGGACAAATTGAGCGAAATTCCCGCCGGTGAAATCCCACCTCCGTTTCCTGACATGGCGAATGTGGACATGGACAAGACGCGCACGGTGGCCGCGCTCATCCGTAATGGGCAGGCCTTCATCCCTGTGGCCGAAAGCGCACAAACGCTCTTCCAGGAGTATTGGGATGTAGTAGGGGCTGAAGCACTCAATGAGGATGAGCTTGGCTATCTGGGCGTCGATGCCGAGACGGTAAGTAGTGTCGTCACGCTGATGGAAAACATCGGCAAGTTTGTGCAGGGCGAAGCGGTCACGCAAACCATGTACCGCATCACGCTGAATCAAATTCGACGCTTGAGCATGAGTGGAAAGTAATTGCGCCCGCGCCTAGCAAGCTTGCGACGGCGGCGGCGGAGAAAAGGAGAAGATCATGGCCAATATGGATGAACGGATTTTTAGCAAGGCCGAAGGGGAGTTGTTTCTTTCACGCTACGAGGTCTTTCAAGCGGCACAGAAGGCCCTAGAGGAGATTGTCGAGTTTTTACGCAAGCAGCACGCCATTGAGGGGACAGGCTGGCAGGTCGGGCAGAATGGATTCTTCAAGATGAAGGAAGAAGCGCCGGAGAGTGTATCCAACGGCTCGGCCGGCGGCAAGCAGGCGAAACCACACTAGACGTTAGCACCTGGCCTCTTCCTTTGGCGGGTGTCGAAAAGAGAGCTACCAACGGGCATTGGTAGCTCTCTCCCCCACTCTTGACCTCTGTGCCACCCCACCCCCAGACACCCACCCCGTTACGGCATTAAGGCGCTGACATAGTGACGGCGGGGGAAGCGGGCGACATTGAGACTGTAGCCGCCATCCACGCGCACGATGATTCGTTGGCGCAAGAGCCATGCACCTGCCTCCCGATTGCCGCCTCCCCGTTTCGACCCGATAACTCTTATCCTGAGTTGTCCATTTGGATGCACCTTACGCGGATCTATTTCGCCATTGCCATCGTAGAGCTTCTCCGCCCAGGCTATGCCTTCCAACGCGGCGCGCTCCTCATTGGCATACGGTTCTACAAACGTCGTCAAGGGGCTAAGACGCTCGGCAGGGACGGCAGGGGGTGCGTGGGGGGTCTGTACCGTCTCGGCCTCAATGGTGCGGTTACGCTCGACTTCCATGCGCCAGCGCAGGGCCATCGTGCCGAGGGCCAGGTACGCGGCGACGCGCCTCCTTTCGGTTTGCTCTCTTTGCCATGAATTTACAATGCTGGTGAGCGTCCCCGTCGTGACGACACTAAACACAAAGCTGCTGACGCCAAAGTACGCCGCGCCGACGACGATGGCGGTGCGGGCCTGCGTGCCGTCTACGAGCATGGCGACGATGATGATGGTGGTAATGAGGATATTGGCGGCCAGGGCGAAGGTGCCGAGCGTGGCATCTGAGACAATGGCCTGTTGGGGCGTATCAATGGGCGTGGGTGGCGGCGGGTATTCTTCGTAGGTTGCGCCGTACTCTTGACGCGGTACAATACTCATTAGTCTTTGACCTCCTGTAAAGGTCAGGGATTAGCCGCCGTTAGCATCTTGGGGGAGACTAACGGCGGCGCTTTTGTTAATCTTCGGGCTTTTCGCCTTCAAAGGGTATGCCGTGCTTCCACCGCGTTAGCTCGGCCTCTAACTCAGCAATGCGCCGCTTGTCCTGCTGGCGTGCGGCTTCGTATTCATCGCGCATGTGACCAAGTATGCGCTTGGCAGTAAACAGCGTCATGGTTCCGTAGTCGTTTAGTTCTTTCAATGCGCGTGCGTCTACCCTCAAGTCACTCCACAACGGTTCGTCGCTCATGCTGCAACTTTATGGCCGTTGCCATTGACTGGCTTGCGCTTGGCCTCCAGGTCGCTAATCAGGGCGACAGCTTCTTTCGGCGTAAGGTCTTTGGTGCTGGTCTTGCCGTTGCTAATCTCACGTACCATCTTCGGCCCTTCGATTGACCATGCCTCGGCATAAATTTCTTTGCCAAGAATGTGAATGCGTGACAGTTGCGCCGCGCTCAAGGTGTCGGGTTTCTTGGCGTGGGCGGCGGGTGTGTCCCACATGGTCTCATCTGTTTTGCTGGCCGCAGGTTTCTTGTCCCCGTACTGACCTGCTACGCCGTCATCGTCGCCACCGACCAGGCCGAGCGCAGACACCAGCGCATACCGACGCGCGTAAGTTATAGTGCTGCCGACCGTCTGCGGCTTGAGGTCGGCGGGCTGCATGGTCAGCGGGGCAAAGTCGATTGATGCGCCGGAACTGTGCAGGAGCGACGTAGAGACACCGACGCCGAACTCGTTGCTGGTGGTTTCCTGCATCACGACCAGGTTATGATTGAGCAGGACGCCAGTGATTGACATCAGCACATTGGCGAGGGTGGGATAGGTATTGCGGTTGGCAGTACCGTCTTTCTCTAAGAGTGTTTTAATTTCCTTGCGAGCGGCGACGTAGGCAGCGGCCACGTCTGTGGGATTACCGGTTATGTTCATCGTTAACATCCCCTTCGGATAAATTCTTCATCGTCCATCGCATCCTGCAACTCTTGCAGCTCGGCAGCGTAATCAATCAGCAGTTGCAAGGGCGGCAGCGTCATCACGACAATCGCCGCTTCGTCCCAGCCGGCTTCCTCATCCTGATTGCGGCAGGCTGACCGTGATACGCCTTTCTCAAACAAAGCCCTACCCCAACCGATGTCGGTCAGGATGATTGCTTCGATGGGCGGGCAGGCGACTCGCATAGTTAGCTCTCCGCCTACGATTTTACCAGAACACCAAATTAGTGTGCTTGCCATGACTTACGCTCCCTTCGCCGTGACGTAGGCCAGCGTGTAATCGCCTTTGAGATACGAGCCGTGGATGCTGTTGGCATCGGCGTAAGCGTAGGCGTCGGACTGGCAGCGATTGCCGTGTTCGGCGTCCCAGCGGCCCATCTCTTTGGCCTCGTCGGACGTGGCGAGGAGGGTTTTTACTTCGGTGAGATTCGGGTGTACAATTTCCATGTTATGAACCTTTCTTGATAGAGACGGGTGACTGACCGTGAGCGGGACTCTTCGTAGGAGTTGCCGCTCTTTTTGTTTTCTTACTTGATTGTATTCTAATGTATTTGACTATCAATGTCAAATACATATAATGCCATTTGTTGATTGTACTTGATTGTATGCTATACTAATCTCGTATCAATTAATAGAGAAAGGAAGTTGTAGAATGGCTCAAGAGTTTATGACAGTGGAAGAAGTAGCGGAATATCTGCGACTGAACATGCAGACAGTTAGCAGGATGGCGCAGCGTGGGGAGTTACCGGCGGTGAAAGTAGGCCGCCACTATCGATTTCGCAAGGATGTACTTGACCGTTTCTTGGACGCCCAAGCTGCAAAAACATTAACCGTTGCCGGAGTAATGACCTAGAAGATAGCGACGACACGGCCACCGGTGACGGGTAAGCAAAACGCCCCGACCCGTGTGAGCCGAAGCGTTTCACCTGTTATTGTATCGCCGCCGGAAGTTTGGCGACAGAGGGCGACGATACACGTACTTTAACAACAGAGCGGGCGACGGGATTCGAACCCGTGATGATAGCTTGGGAAGCTATCGTGTTACCGCGACAAGAGCCTCACGGGGGAAACGATGTCCGCTCGGATGTCGTCAATCTCGTAGAGCGTGTACTCCGCTGTCTGACTGTACTCCGAGTGTCCCAACTGGCGACGGCGTAAGTCGGCTGAATCAGCACCACCCTTCTGCCTTGCCCAATAGGTTGTAAACGCCCTGCGCAGGTCGTGACAGGCCTGGATTTGCCCCTCAAGCCCTGCCCTCTTAATCAGCTTTTTGACAATGCCATAGAGGGTGTACGTTGCCACAGGCACACCTCGGTAGGAAACAAAGAGCGGGCCTTTGCTAGTCCCCTGTGCGGTGATGTGGTCGGCAATCAACTTGCCGGTCGCCACATCAAAGGCAGACTCACGATAGCCATCTAAGCACGCTTTGGTGCGCTTGCCCCACACATCAGCGTGTCCGCTCCCATCCTCGGCAAAGTATATATCCTCAACTTTCAAGGTAGTGACCTCAGCACGACGTAAGCCCATGCCGATAAAGACGGCGACGATGGCCCTGTCACGCACGCGGCGCGGGGAGTTGTCGCACTCGGCTAAGAGGCGGAGCAATTCGCTTTCATTGGCAGCACGGCGTTTCTTTTTGCCCCCCTGAGCGGCGGGAACCCAACTGCTGTAATCGTTGCGGATATAGCCATTCTCGGACGCCCAGCGCAACACCTCGCGCAAAGACTGGAGGATGCCCGCTCGATACGTGTAGGAGAGGGGATTACCGGAATTTGCTGACGGCCTTTTACGAAGATAGCGCTCGAATCCTTCAAGGTCTTTGGCCTTTAGTTGCCACTCTTGCGCGGGGCCGACCCCTTGCCACCATTCGATGACGATGCGCAGGCGGCACTCATAGGCGCTGTGCGTTTCTGATTCCACCTTGTCACGACGGTCATCTAGGTACTGGTCAATTAGCCAGTCTAGGTCGTGGCCGTGAATGGATGGCACAGCGGGCAAGCGGGTAATACGGTCAGGTTCAGCGGGCATAGAAGCATCCTCCGTTGGGGCAGTCCGTTGTTGGCGGACATCGTGAGAGTGTTACCCGCGAGGGTGCGGGTAGCAATGTAGACGTAAAAGGCACTTGGAAAGAACTTAGCAAATGGTGGCCTGGCATGGGCCTGTATATCGATCTTTTGTCGCTGCTTTGCAGGTCTTTTGTCGAAAAGGGGTACAGACACGAACGAAATGAACCAAACGAATACCAACGGGGCAACGAAGCCATCCGAATCATACAGCCGCCGCGAGGTGGGAAAAGTGGCATGGAGGAACGTGATAAACGAACTGTTGGACTCAGAGAAGGAAGATTTATGCGACCTAAAAATGCTTAGGCGCAAACTGACTGACGCCGAAAGCCTGAAGCTAGTAGCGGCATTGCTTGAGCGCAAGACAGAGCGCGTCATTGAGTTGACCTTGCTGCTCAGATACAAGGAAAAGCATCAGGACATCGGCGAGGATAAGTGACGACCTCACCCGGCGAGTGGTGGGTAAGCCTATCACTCGTTAGCTGGCTGGCGCTGCTGATTTGGCTGACGGCTTTGTGGGTACGACAGAACTGGTGACTAGAAAGGGGATGAGGATGATGATTACGCCGCAATATGGACTACTCATGCGCCGCCTGTTGGGGTATCTCCTCATCATCGGAGCAGTCGGATTGGCGTTTTGGCTAACGGCGCTACTGAGAGAAGTGTATTGAGGACGATGAGATGAGTATCAAATTGATGGGCCAGGTATGGGAGTGTCAATTCACCAAAGCCGAGCAATCGGTGATGTTGGCGATGGCTGACCATGCCCAAGACGACGGCTCCAAATGCTTCCCGTCTGTGGATCGCATAGCCTGGAAAACTGACTATTCTGCGCGCCAAGTGCAGCGCACGATTAAGGAGTTATGCGGGCGTGGCATCTTAGTCGCTGTCCATAAGGCCGGTCGTGCCCGCGCGGTTGAGTACCGGATCGACCTTAAGCAGGCCGAACCTAAGCCGGAGTTTCAATCCAGAAAGGGTGACATGGTGTCACCTTATCAGCCAAAGGGTGACATGGTGTCACCCCATAAGACGAAATACGACACCATGTCACCCATAGATGAGCGCGAAAGGGTGACATTTGATGGCCTAAAGGGTGACATAGCTATGTCACCCGAATCATTAACCAATAAAGGGATAAATGGTAATGGTATTGATTCTTTAGTTTTGGAATCCGATATTTGGGAAAAGTGCAAAAACGAGCTACTGCCGTCCTTGCCCGGTGTCGCCAAGACATTCCTAGATGGCAGCGTCCTCGTTGCCGACAGTGACCTTGAATACCGCGTTGTCATCACAGAGCACAACGCACGCGGCCTCGGTTGGCTCCAGGTGCAGGCAGGGCCAGCCATCAAGCGTAAGTTGACCAGCCTGCTAAAGAAGCCGGTTAGCGTTGAAATTGTGTGCTTAGAAAAGGAGTTAGCATGATGGCTAAGTTTCAGAAGTTACGTTCGGCGTTGGGCAAGTCTAATTTCAGGTGGCTGTTAAGTGTGGATGAGGAAGTGGCGATTGCTCTAGAGGAGGAGATTGCCGCCGGCAGTGACCCGGAGGAAGCGGCGCGTTGTGTGGCGAATGAACTAGGCGAAACGCGTAGAGGGGAGATTAACCGTATCGCCAGCGCCGCGCGTTATCTGCAAGGGCGGGGGAAGTGAGAACGCTGCGGAGCAAGAAGCAGCGGGCGCTTCTTTATTACAGTCAGGAGGGCAAGTGCGCTATTTGTGGATGCGAATTGCCGGACGACTGGCACGCCGATCATGTGACGCCTTTTGTCGTCAGCCAATGGACAAATGTCTTTGAGATGCAGGCATTGTGTCCCAAATGTAACTTGAGTAAAGGAGCCAAGACGAATGTTTAAAATGAAGTTTGATGTTTATCGAACGGGGCAATTGGGCGCTCATCAGACCATCCTGAGCCGCGTCCTACTAAAGATTGTGTCTATTGTCCTGCCTACTCGGTACGGTAAAAGTGATGTGATTCGATGCAGTTTCTTGGATATGTATTATCAGGGCTTGGTTTCTTGTGGCGTCGTTCTGTCGCCGGCAATCAATCTCCAGCGGCAGATGGTCAAGAAATATAAGATAGCCGAAATGCTCAAGCGCTACGGTGTGCAGATGGCGGATTCGTTGAAGACGTTGCGCCCTACCGTCGGAGGAACGGCGGCGTACACCTATTGGAAATCTCTCCTGCATACGTCAATCGCCGGCAATCCTACGCTAATCTCATCCACTCAACAATTTGGCGTCTTGCATGGATTGGGCGACACGGCTTGGTTAACACTATGGGTTGAAGATGTGATCCGGCAAACAGGAAAGCCGCCGGTGTTTTATATAGACGAGTGTCATCTGGGCAGCTATTCAAACCAGATAGGCAAGTTAGCGCAGGCATTATTTGAGGCCGGCGCTTATGTTGTGGTGCTGACGGCAACTCCGTTCCGCGCTGATGGTGAGCGTATCCCTGGCTTTGACTACGTGCTGATGGATTACGAAGTCATTGAGCACGCCATCTTCAAGCATACCGGCGACCCGACGCTGCGGCTTATGGAATTGCGCGAGACGCTAAAGGGCATCTATCAGATGGTGCCGGACTATGGGTATAGTTTTGCCGATGCCTGGGCTGAGCGTCCATCCCCGTTATCAGACATTGACATTATCGAAATTGACGCCGATGTTACCAAGTATATCGGGGCCAGTGGCAACGCCAAGCAAAAGACGTTAAAGGAACTCAGCGGCAATGAATCACAGCGCGTCCTGGGCAAATATGTTGTGCGTAATTGGGATGTGCAAGTCAAATGCGTCAAGGAGGCTATTCGAGAAGTGAGGCGATTGAGGCAGACAGGTACGAACATCGGTATCATTGTTTTTGTTGGCAATGACACCGAAGACGAAGACAACCACGAAGCGAAAACGGTGCAATCAATCTTCAAGAAGTATGCGCCCGAACTCGTCGTCGTCATTGCCACCTCGACAACCGATAGCGCCACAGACACAATTGAGGGATTCGTTGAGGGGCAGGGCGATGTATTGATTGTGAAGATGATGGCCGGCCTGGGCTTGGATTGTCCGCGCCTCAAGGTCGGTGTGGATTTATCCCCAATCCGAACAATCGCCAGTTACGCGCAGCGTCTTATGCGTATCGCCACGCTCAATCCTCTGTGCAATGTTGCGGTTTGGATAACGCCTGCCGATGCGATTGGTTTGGGGCTTTTCCACATGATTGTTACATCAGCCGGCGGCCACCTGAAGCGCACCGAAGCGAGCCGCGTCCTGGAGGAAAGATTGGTGCAGCCCAACCCTTCCGACCAGGATGAGTATATTGTTGCTAATCCTAAGCAGGGCGATGTTCGTAACAATGCACAGCATCTAGGAAAGGCCGAATACTGGCCGCAACTCGAAAAGTTTATCGCCAACGCGCGAGGTATTACAAATCACATGAGCCGCGCTACCTTGATGCACGCCTTCGAGAGTGCGACCGTAGGCGGCGCGACTGTTGACCATGAAGACCTAAACGAAACGATAGATGAGCTTCGTGCCAGTATTCAGAACTGGCGCAATGAATGGGTGAATAATGTTCTGCGCGGCAGGCGTGGCGCCGGCTATCAAGGCCCAAACGATAAGGAGTTTGCGACTGTACATCAGCAATGTTGGGGGCAGATGTTGAGTGACCTGAGCATTCCGCGCGGATGGGATGTCAAGGTCGAAACTGATACCGCCCTACTTGAGCGCGTTAGGGACTATTTCCAGCGCAAGGCATCGGGCAATAATGGCTAAGACAATTATCCCTAAGCCTACCTATGATGAGATGGCGACCGTTGGTTCGATTGCCAACAAGCCAAAAGATATGGCCGCAGCACATAGAGCCGTTGTGCTTCGCAATAGTTGGCAGCGCGTAGATACGACCTGGCATCAATGGCAGGAGCAACTCTCCGAGGCCATGAAGGAGCGCATTTGGGAAGAATATCCAAAAGAAGACCCCGCCGGCGACTTGACCAAGTTACTCGAAGCGTTGGAGATCGATCCGAAATATGCACTAAGCAGAGACAAGTTCAGTGATAGGCCGATACGAAAACCAGGAAGACCGCGCAAGGAAGAAAAAGGTTATGATCATAACCTTTTTACTGGCAAGCGCGGAGATGGTACGGACTACTTAACCGCTCGCATTGCCCGCGACCGTCCTGACATCCTAGAAGCCATGAGGCGCGGCGAATATGATAGCGTACGTCAAGCGGCTATTGCTGCCGGTATCGTCAACCCAAAGACACGTTACAGCCTACCAGATGACCCCATCGCCGCCGCCCACTACCTAGCACAGCGCGTTGATAGGGAGTGGTTTCTGGCGATGGTAGATGAGTACATGAAAGCGGCAGCCAATGACTGAATCCGAACTACGCCAGAAATTCGAGACAGCGTACCGCATCATCCAACGCGAGCGCAAGATGCGCGTGTTTGTCTTTCGCCACGACCCCACTACGTGCGCGCAGAAGCTGGCCGAAATCGACAAGCTGCTGGAAATCGTGACCGAGCTTAAGGATTTTTGCAAAGAGCATGTTGAGGCGGGCTATGAGCAGCCGCTCTTACTGGATGCGCCAAAGAAGGCGGATTACCAATGAGTGACATTACCATCCCCTTCCTGCTCATCTTCCTCTGCGCCATCATCGCCGTCTGCTCGTGGGCGATTCTACACACGTTGGAAGAAGTACGCATGGAACTAACGGAGATTCGCAGCCTGCTAACGGCATTGGCGGATGAGTTGATTAAGGAGGTGACGCCGTGACGAACAAAGAAGCGCCCGTTATGCCCAAGGACTTGACGGCTGCCGGCTACCGACTGATTGACACCATACCTGGCCCTGGTTGGCGTTGGGCGCATGGTGTACGCAACAGGAAAATCACGGGGCCGTATTGCAGCGTCGCACCAACGCCTGAGGCCGCTATTGAAGATGCACGCACCCATTTCGAGCGGTCTATGCCCTTGTTTCGGCAGAAGGTGACGCCATGACCTTCGTGATGTGCATCAATAACAAGCGTTATCGCCGCCGTCTCAAGCTGCATGTGGTCTACAAGGCGACGCCGAGCAAAAGCGGCGGTTGGTATCTGGTGGACGAATCAGGCGTGCAGCGTGAATATGCCGCCAAGTATTTTTCGCCGGTCAAGTTACCGCCTGAAGGCGCTGCGCTTTTCGATAATCGTTGACAATCCGTACCTTGGGCTATATCCTAAAGGGGATGTTATGAGCAACGCTCCACCTGAGTTAGCCGCCATCATTGATCAGGTCGCCGCCGAAATTGCGGCGATGATGGCAGTCGGTGAGAATGGGACGGTGACAATCCACGTTGGGCGCGCTGACCTACACGTAGAGGTGGAGCGCAAACGTCGTCACCCGACCGTGAAAATTGAGCGCACCAAAGCGCATGAATCTAACTAGCTGGCCCGCGTAGGGAGGCAATCAGTCGTTGACTGGTCGCCTCTTTTTTTTGTGCGAGGAAATCATGGAGCACGCCGAAATCGCTTTCTATATCGCCCTGGCCCTACTCGGCGGCATCTTAGCCAAGTTCTGTATGGTGCTGCGTGATTGAGTGGCAGTGGGCAAGTTTTATCCAGCGGAGATTACTCGACATGCTTCCATGTTTTGCGATGGGCAATATGTTTCACCGTAGAACGGTTCAAGCCAATGTCGCGGGCGATAGCGGAGATTGTTTCGCCGGCAGCAAAACGCACTCGAATGATTCTTACCTGACTCTCATTAGCTTTGGCGAGATTAGACCGTTCGCCGCGACGAGTGTTACGCGGCGCCTCTCTCGTCACGCGGTTTCTGTCTTTAGCTATCATATCCTGTGTATTATCTTTTGGCGTGCCCAGAAACAGATGCGCCGGATTGACACACAGCGGAGTATCGCACTTATGAAGTACCCAAAGACCATCGGGAATTTCGCCATAGTGGAGTTGCCAACTCAGGCGATGCGCGCCAAGTCGTTGCTTGCGGATTTGTGCTTGCCCATAGCCGGACGGATAGCGGGTTCCTTGCCACAACCAACATTCGTCAACCGCACCTGGCGTGACGTTTTTCCAAAGTGCCGTTTCCGGCGTGTTTCTTTGGTGGCCGTGAGAACGAATATAGCGCAAAGGTTGACCCCTAACATCGCCCGTTTTACTGTTGGAAGCAGGCGCAAGATTTGTTTTTTGGCCGCAACCACACATACACAGCCCGCCAGGATTAGGCGCTACCTCAGGAACACCTACCAAGCGATCATGTCCCTTAATGAAGCGCAAAGGCTGCCCTATGACATCACCCCTTTTAGTATTGGACTGGGGCGCAAGGTTTGTCTTTTGACCGCAGCCGCACATACACAGACCGCTTGGATTGGGGCCAGTTTGAGGAAAGGGAAGTTGGGATTGAGTAAACTCTGGGGTATGCTCAGTCACGTCGATTACCTCCTAAGGGTATCGGCCAAGCCTGGGACGGTTGACGCCGTTGCCAGGTACTTTGTATTGGGCTACTCGACTAAGTATAGCTCAAAACCGCTCGTTTGTCATGTCCACCCTTGACCTTTTTGGCCTTTTCGCCGGCTACGTGACCATCGGCTCCGTTGCGCTCTATCTCCAGTTTCGATCCAATGTCGCCGCCCTGGACAAGTTAGCCGCGGCGCATGAGCGGCACACGGCAGATTTACGCATGATGATCGAGGTGTTGCAGCTCATGATTATGCAGGGACAGGAAACGGCCAGACCCAACCGGGCGACCCATGCGGAGATGGAGCTATGAACGAATACCTGTACGAATACCGCCTTGATCATCGCGATCCCAGAACTGTGCAAGTGAGGCGCATCTATGGCACGGATGAGAACCCGCTCAACTGGCGGCTCTATCTTGTCTGTGACTCCGAGGAGCACGCTGAGTATGTCTTGCGTCTGTTGCAACTGACCGAACAGATTGAGACGGTGAGGGAATGACGATCGACCCGAAAACGCAGGAGCGCCTCGATTGGCTGGCAATCAACGGGATTTGCACGTCCATCACCTTTGGCCCATCGGCAGGGCACGGCATTATCTGGACGGTTAACTGTCTGTCGCCCATTTATCTGGACTTCGAGCGGCCATTGCAAGCTCATTCATTTGACCATGCCGTAGAAATTGCCGTCAAACATTCGATTAAGCTCAAGTTTGTTGAAGGGCCACCGCCATGACCATCACCTCAATAGCAGGGCGCCGCAAATTCCGGGTGAATCCTGATGACCATTGCCAAGTAGAAATGCAGCCCAAACACGGCGCGCAATGGGTCGAGTACGCCAAAGTGGGTAGTTGGCTGGAGGCGAGCAAGCTGGTCTTTGCGCTGGCGTCAAAGCGGGAAGAAGAGACGCAGGAATTGCCGGTGAGCGAGTGACTAATCCCATTGGCGTCTACTGGTCGGTCATGCACCGCAGGCCGCAGGATTACACCTACTTCCGGCGGCTGCAACCGTCCATCTTCAAGATCATGGATGGTGGCGTCCCTGACTATCAATGGGCCAAAGACAATCTACACGATAGCCTGGTCGTTGCGCGGGACTGGGCGCTTTCGGAGCAGCATAGCGACATGCTCAAAGACCCTGTTGCCACCGGCAAGCGTCACGCGCAGGAGTGGAACCAGCATCAGCAGCGCCTAGGCTTTAACAAGGCCAAGACGCTTATCTGTGGTATCAACGAACCCCAAATCTGGAATCCTGGCGTAGCGGAGGCCTTGCGCTCCTATACGATTGCGCTCTGCAATGAGGCGACCGTTTACGGCTTATGTGTCGGTGCTATGCAACTGTCCGTTGGCTGGCCTGCCAACACCGGCCCGGATACGCCGCCCGACTGGTCGCCCTTTCACGGGGTAGATAATGCCATCCGCCACAACAACGGCGCGCTGATTGTCCATGAATATTGGGCCGACCGCGGGCCAAAGGAAAACTGGGGATGGTGGGGTGGACGTGCGCTTAAATGTCCCTGGCAAGTGCCGATTGTGATTGGCGAGTGCGGCGTGGATATGTTCGTCAGAGATGCCAGCGTGCTGCACCAGGCACGGGGCTGGCGTGGACGCATGGAACCGCAGCGTTACGCCGCCGAGTTGGCCGAGTATTGTAGCCTGATGAGCGTGGACAGCCGCTTTAAGGGCTGTGCCGTCTTTGCCTCTGACTATGCTAATCGCGAATGGTTTTCGTTTGACGTAGAGCCTGCCTACGATGCGATTCTGGCCACGCCGATACCACAGCCGCCCAAGCCGCAACCGCCCAACCCTGGCCCCACGCCGCCACCCACGACCGAGCTGGTGCACCCACTACCCGGCAGCAGCATCACGCAAAATTTCTATGAGGAAAGCGACGCCTACTTGCAATACGGTTTCCGCGCTCACAATGGCACAGACCTCGGCGGGCAGCCCTTACGCACCCCTGTGCGCAGTATAGCGGCGGGGATTGTTGTCTGGTCAGACTTCGATCCTGGCTACGGCCACTATGTGCGCGTTGCCCATGATTATCTTGATTGCTACGTCATGTACTGTCATTTGGATGAGGCTGGTGCGACGGTAGGCGCGCCGCTAGGGGCGGGCGACACGGTTGGACTCTTAGGCTCCAGTGGCAACAGCACGGGCGCGCATCTGCACATCGAGGTTCGTTTGCAGAACAAGGACGGCACGTACCGCGAAGATTGCCCGATGTCGAAGGGTAGAGTTGATCCAAGAACCTGGGCAGCAATGTACGGGCTGAAATTATAGGAGATTGCTATGGAAGGTTTAGCGTATTCGCCTGGGTCTGACCTTCGTGGTGAATACTCGTTCCATTGTCCACCCTTTTTTCATTCTGCGGAGAACCGTCTGCGGACTCATTCCAACAATTTTCGCCCATTCAGCCAGGCATTTGGTTTCTCCATTATAGGTAATCATGTGGTTATTGCGCTTATTGCGGCCTTGCTCAGTCTTAGTTGCAAAGCGAACGTTGCCAGGGAAATAGCCGAGGTCATTGTCGATGCGGTCGAGGGAATAGCCTTTGTCGTCAAAATGGGGAAGTTGGGTAACGTAATCATAGAACGATTGAAAATCATGTTGCCAGTCATCGCAGACGGTTATGCCTCGCCCACCGTAGCTCTCGTATACATTGCGCGCTGGGTTAATGCAGCGGCTAATCATTTCGTGCCAGACGTCGTATAGGCGAGTGTCGGAAAGACCATGCGTCCTGATTCTTGCTCTATTGATATCGGCCAATAAGCATCCGCAGGAGGTCGTGTTATGGGATCGCAAAGACGATGTAGCGACAATTCTTTCTGTGCCGCAATCGCAGCGGCAATGCCAAAGAATTTTGCCATTTTTGGAACGTCCAGCGATACCAAGAGTGATCAGGCGACCAAACCTTTGGCCTGTAATATCTTTGAATCTGTGACCGGTGGGAATATACTGGGGCTGCATGGAAATTATCCTTTCATGCCAAGCCCAGGGGCGTCTCCAAACGCTGCCTGGGTACATTTATTGTAGGACTTCATTATAGCACAATTGAGCTATAAGGGCTAAGAAGGAGCAGCAAATGGATGGAATCGATGGACTGGTACGACTCTTGATCTATCTCGTTTTGGGCGGGCTCATTATTTGGATTGTCTATTGGATTGTCGGCATGTTGACCCTACCGCAGCAGGTCAAGACGGTCATCCTGATCATCGTGGCCGTCATCGTCCTGCTTTGGCTGCTCAGTACTTTCGGCATCTTTACCTTCTAACATGCCGCAGAGCGACAAATGGATTGCCCTGGCCGCCCTGGGCATCATCATCATGGCCTTACTCGTATTCGCAAGTTATGGATAGACTATGCCGACACAAGATATACCGTTAGCCGACCTAAAAGGGCATGAGCGTAATTACAACGCGCACAGCGACGCCCAAATCGCACGCATCGCCAGGAGCCTATCTACCTTTGGCCAGGTGCGGAGTATCGTCACGCGACAGAACACCATCCTGGCGGGGCATGGCGTCGTCTTGGCGGCACGTTCGTTGGGGTGGGAGACCATCCGCGCCGATGTGCAAGACCAACTCAGTGAGGCGCAAGCCCTGGCCTACGTCGTGGCCGACAACGAACTGGCGCGGCAGTCCGACCCTGACCAGGCGCAACTGGCGGCCATCCTCGAAGAGTTGCAAGCGAAGGAGCCGCTATTGGTGGAGGCGGCGGGGTATACCAGTATGGAGTTGGAGCAGTTGCTTAGGCTGGTCAATCCAAAGCCGGCGGTCGATGCCGAGCCGCAAATCGACAGGGCGGCTGAGCTGCAAGTCAAATGGTCAACAAGTACGGGACAGCTCTGGGGCCTGGGCAAGCATACGATTTGCCCGAAATGCGGGAAACGCCATGATCTGTGATTGCGGCTGCACCTTCGAGCCAAAGGTCTGCTATGACCATCATTTGCTGTGTGGCGATTGTACTGATCCAGATGCGGTGGCCTTGCATCAGCAAGGCCACCGCGCAACGCTTGCGCCTGTCGATCCGCCTTACAACGTGGGCTTTGACTATGATGGCGAGACAGTTGACGACAATAAACAGTCGGAAGCATACCAGGATTTTAGCCGCGCTTGGTTTGCGCTGTGCCAATCTGTCAGTGAGCGTCAAATTGTGACGCCAGGTTGTTACAACCTGGCGTCATGGCTACGCTGGTTCGATGCCAAGCATTGGGCCCCATGGACAAAGACCAATAGCATGACGAATGGCGTCGTGTCTCATTTCTGGTGTTGGGAGCCTGTGCTTTTCTTTGGCGAGAAGTGGCCGCGCCGCAGGTCGAATGATGTATTCGACTTTCCGATTGGGCAGCAAAGTGGCGTGGAGAACCATCCGTGCCCAAAGCCGCTCAAGATGTGGGCTGATTTACTTGAGAACTACAGCGAAGAGGGCGACCTGATTTATGAGGCATTTAATGGAAGCGGTACAACGCTCATCGCCTGTGAGCAGTTGGGCCGCCGCTGTCGCGCACTGGAAATCTCGCCCGCCTACGTCGCCGTCGCCCTGGAGCGCTACGTCACCGCCACGCACAAGACCGTCGAGGTGCTGCCATGAAATGCGACTGCGGCCATAGCTTTGAGCCGGTCATCCAGTACCAGCACCGCCTCATCTGCGGCGACTGTACCGATGCGGCGGTGGTGGCGAGGGTGATGGGGGATGACACCCCAAATCTAATTTTGGCCGATCCTCCCTATGGTGTAAATATCGTCGCCGCCAACGGTTACGTTGGCGGCGGTGAAGGGCCTAACGGCATGATTCCCTTTGGCGGTAAGAAGCGCGGCTATGTGGGTGGCGGTGATCGGATAAAGGCCAGTCCTGGCCTTTATCCGATTGAAACCTTCTGGCTTCCAAACGGCTTGGCTCCTCCAATGGAGCCAAGCCGTTTGGAAGCCAGAAGGT